GCGATATAAGCTCGTATCACGGGTGCAAGCATTGTCTGGGTTCCTCTGGGTGGAGCCCCCGCCTTGCGACGGGGGCGGTTGCGTTACTTGTCGCGATTGAGCTCATAGGTGAAAGCGCTATGGGCGCGTTCCATCGCCTCTTTGCGGATGGCGCCGAGAGTCTCGGCAAGTTTGCTCGCGGCATACTTGCGCTCGCAAGCCTCGCTCGCCTTGGCGAGCTCGGCGAAGGCCTTAAGGTCGGCGAGCTCCTGCAGGGTCAGGGCGACCACAACCGGCATGTGCTCCTCGCTGGCATATCTGATTTCCATGGTCTCGGTTCCTTTTACTAGGGCGGTGCACCATCGCGCCGCCTAACTCCTTCCTACAGGAAGGGCCGAGGGCCTGTCAACAAGTTTCTTGTGCCTCGGTTGTTTTTTTCTTGTTGACAGGGGCAAGGCCTTCCTGTAGGAAGGGACTAGGCGGCGCGATGGCCGCGACGCCCTAGTGAAAGGAACCGAGACAATGCCCAACCCGTTTGGAAAGACCCGCCCCGTCGACCAGCCCTATGCGATATACCGCGCGGGCGATATGGTCTGGCATGTTTGCAAGACCTATAAGACGCCCGCGAGCGAAGCGAAGGACCGGTTCGCGCGCTGGTTCGTTTGGGCGCAGTCGCCCATGACCTATGGTTCGTTCGAGGGCGGCGATACCTATGCGCTCGAGGTCAAGCGGTATGGCCGCCTTGTGGCCGCCGAGCCCGCATGGATCGAGGCCTATGCGCCAGGGCGCACGCTACCGACGCCCGCCGAGCACCTCGCCACCGTCTGACGCCCTCGGCCCCCGGTCGCAAGGCCGGGGGCCTCGGCCCCCGCGCCGCCAGGCGCAGCGCCTAGGGCCTCGAGCCCCTGGGCGCGATTCATTCATTCCCTAGCCTATATCAACCGGGCAGGGGGCCGCGCGACCCCGATCAATAAGCCCCGACCCGACCCGACCCGACCCGACCTGACAGGGCGGCGCTGCGGGGCCCGACCCCCGACCCTGGCACAAGCCCCGACCCCGACAGATTCCGCTTGTGCATTACTTGTGGAACATGCTAGGGTGGCATCGGGCAATTCTGCCCCTACTCAAACCAAGGCAAGCGACATGAAAGCAGCTATCATATACAACGGGCCAAGCCTCTTGGATGGTAAGCCAATCGTGGTCATCGCGACCTATTCCAATCGCAATGCAAAGACGGGCCGCGTGGTGCAGACCTATATTCTGCGGGCCGATATCAATCCGCTCGAGGCCAGTAAGACGGGCGCGGATTATTCTATCTGTGGCGATTGCGTCATGCGCGGCACGCCCACAACCGACCCAAAGCGGAAGCAAGCCAAGGGACGGCGCTGCTATGTCAACCTCGGGCAAGGCGTGCTGATCGTTTTCAAGGCCTTCCTGCGCGGCGTATATAAGGCCGGATCCGCGCGCGACATGGGGCGCGGTCGGTTCGTGCGCGTCGGCACTTATGGAGACCCGGGCGCGGTCCCGTCGCATGTGTGGGACGAACTACTCGCAGAGGCCAGCACTTGGACCGCATACTCGCACCAGTCCGGATGGCGCCCCGATATCGCCATGCAATCCGCAGACAATCACGCGCAAGCCGTCGCGCATTGGCAGGCCGGGCGTCGGACCTTCCGCGTTATCGCGGACCTAGGCCAGCTCGACCGGGCGCACGAGGCCCTTTGCCCGGCATCCAAAGAAGCAGGGCGGCGCGTGCAATGCACCGCATGCAAGCTCTGCAAGGGCGGCACCGCCGCGAAATCAATCGCAATCGTGGAGCACTAGAGGGACGCGCAAATGAAAAGCTTTCAAATCCGCATCAAGCACGAAGGAACGGGAATCGTGTACATTGTGCCCGTTCTGGCGGCATCGCTTGAAGAAGCAAGGCGCAAGGCCGTTGATTGGCCATATGCTGAGTTCTGCCGCTACGTTCTGGCAGATTGATCACGGACCGGGGGCCTAGGCCCCCGAACCACCCCCCGGGGCCGCAGCGTCATTCGCAGCCCCGGCCCCCACCCTCGAGCCTCGGTCCTCGGTCCCAGAACCTAGATCCCCCGACCCCGACCCGACTGGACCCGACCCGACCCCGACAAGCCCCGACCCCGACCCGACAGCCCCGACCCGACCAGCGTAGTGCCCGACCACCACGCCACGAAGCAACTCCCACGCATCCCGACCCGACCCAACCCGACCAAGAGCCTCGGTCCGAAGGCCCATGGACGCAAGTTCTAGGACCCTGGAGCCGGGGTATAAGGCAATCTGATTGCTTCTTGGGTCTTTGACCAAGAAAACCGATAGACCTCCTCGGGCGAAATAGACGGTATGCCACGCGATCTGATGAGGGGATACTCTGAGTGAAAATTTATTGCTTACCTTCAACTCAACCCAGACGGGCAGGCCATCGAACAGCACATGAAGGTCGGGGACGCCGCCTCCAGTCTTGTTTTCAACGCGAAAAGCAAGGCTATTCTTCGGAAGACTCTGCTTCAGCGCGTTCCAAAAGTTGGCCTCTGGACCTCGGGACATGCTTCACCTCTGTTGCGGTGCCGTCGATGACGAAAGCGCCGGGGTACTTCTCTTGCAAGGCCATGAGTCGAGCGGTGATCTCATCGCGTGAGAGTTGATCAAGCGTGTTGATTGTCTCGCGTCGGTCGATAGTCAGACCGCCCAGCGCAGACCGTATCTTCTCGGCGTTGATAGCAGCGGAGAACTGGTTGGCCTGCTCGGCACCACGGGACAGTTCGTGCAGCCGCTGTAGCTGCCCCATGAGGGTCACGCCATACTTGCGCTCGCGCTCCTCGCGAAGTTCGTTGATATACTCAACGACATGGGGAAAGTCTTTCCCGTTGATGAGCTTCGATGCGTAGACGTGAGCGATCTGCTCCGAGTAGCCAGCGAGGCGGGCACAAGCAGCGTTGGTCCTCGCGCCTTCGACGTAGAGTTCTGCGAACCTCTTCTGCCGCTCAGTCAGCACGCGGCCATGCTCTTCCTCGATCTTCTTCTCAACAGCAGACGACGTGGCCTTCTTGCGTCGCACAAGGTCTCTCACGAGACATTCCTCCATCACAACAGCAGGGCCCGATGCCCCGAACCACAAGCAACATACAACAGGGAAGAGCCCACGCCAAGTTCCCCTATATAGACCTTTTTCCCAAGGCTTTCCGATTTTCCGAACCCCAAAAACACCGACATGGCTTGACTATGAACTCATGTAACGTACTCACGTACTCAAACTGTAATAATTTTGTTTGTGTGTTTACAACGTCTTATAAGTCGTGAGTGCGTTGAATCCACTGAATACGTCATTTTCGAATTTGCAGAACACGTGTGTCCGTTTCTGGCTGTAGAGGTCTATATAGGGAAACTCGCGACCTCAGCCCCAGGCCCAAGGTCCGAGGTCCCTGTTCCTAGCGCCTTGATCCAAGGTCCACGCCCCTCGGTCCCCTGCCTCGAGCCCTAGGTCCACGACCCCCTTGACGCCCTCCCCACAAAACTCTACAAGTAATCCACAACTACTTAGCCGAGGAGAGACGAGATGACCAAGATCGACACGATGACCTTCCCTGATTTCTACGCCGAGTGCGCGTATCGTGATGGCGTCCGAGACCAGCGCGAGGGCCACTGCAACAGCGTCCCCAGCTACATGCGGCATGGCGAGTTCGAGCCGATTGGCTATGGCTGGTACCTCCGCGGTCGCAAGGCGGCGCAGTTGGGGCTGGTTGCATGAGAGCCTACTACAACGAGATCGACCCGAAGGCGGCTGCGTGGCTGCGAGAACTCATCAAGCGCGGCTTGATCGCGGATGGAGACGTAGATGAGACGGACATCAGAGACGTGGACCCAGCTCGACTGGGTGGATACACTCAATGCCACTTCTTCGCGGGGATCGGCGGCTGGAGCCTCGCCCTCCGGCTCGCAGGATGGCCCGACGACCGCCCTGTTTGGACCGGATCCTGTCCGTGCCAGCCTTTCAGCGCGGCAGGCAGAAGAGCGGGGGTTGCTGACGAGCGGCACTTGTGGCCGCATTGGCACCACCTCATCAGCCAGTGCCAGCCTGCAATCGTCTTTGGAGAGCAAGTTGCGAGCAAGGACGGCCTCGGCTGGCTCGACCTTGTACACGCTGACATGGAAGCCACGGGCTACGCCGTCGGGGCTGCGGATCTGTGCGCTGCGGGCATCGGCGCGCCGCATATCAGACAGCGGCTCTGGTTCGTCGGAGAGCGGCTGGCCGACGCCGCAGATGCGGGACTTCAGATCGGGCGGCGAGGATCGGGTCGAGAACCCGGATCGGTCGAACAATCTGAACGACTTCGTGCTGATGGCGGGCTGGCCGACGCCAACGGCCAACACATTCAGCGAGGACCTAGACAAGGGGATGGCGCGTCGAGCGCAGCTGAACGAGAAGCATGGCAACGGGAACGGGGCGGGGATTACCATCGCGCTGGCCGCTCAGATGGCGGGCTGGCCGACGCCGACAGCGCAGGATGGGTCGCGCGGCAACGGGACGATCAGGCCGCAGGACACGGGCATCCCTCTGCCGCAGCGGGCGGCGATGGCGGGCTGGCCGACGCCGACGACGCGGGATTACAAGGATGGTCACGAGCAGCAGGCGGTGCCGATCAACGCGCTACTGGGCCGGGTAGCGTGGCTGACAGGCCCCGCCCGACTAACGGCCACTGGGGAACTGCTGACTGGCTCTTCTGCCGCGATGGAAAGTGGAGGCCAGTTGAACCCGGCACATTCCCGCTGGCTCATGGGGTATCCGCCCGCGTGGGACGACTGCGGGGTTACGGCAATGCCATCGTCCCGCAAGTCGCGGCAACCTTCATCAGGAGCGTGATGCAATGACCAAGGTCCAAGAACCGTGCCCCGAGTGTGGTGGTTCGGGTGAGGTCGAGGTTGAGTATGTGCGCGGGTACGGCCCGAACGCGGACTTAGCGTATCGCTTGGCGGTATGTGAGGAGTGTGGTGGCCGTGGTGTAGTTGTGCGGGAGGAGGAGGAAGATGAGTGACATCATGGGTGTTGCGTCTCGGGTGTACGACTACCTTAAGTTGTACAACCCTGATCTGGCTGGTGGCCTGATAATTGGTCAGTACTTCGAGATATCGGACAGCGTGTACGAGGCGGCTGACCAGTTGACCTTGGACATCTCTTCTAAGAGCCCGTTAGGATTTATCCCTGAGGGAGCACAGTTGCCTGCTGATCCAGCATTCTTGTGGTACCGTTGGATGGGTGACGGCTTGTTTTCCGTTCAACCTTCTTCTTTTGAGCCTGCTTCTTCTTTTGAGCCTGTTGGTATTTCTGTGATTCTTCTCTCTAGCTTCATGCCGCCGTTGGCCATTGGCTCGTTTGTTCCGGGCACGACCAATTCAAAGGTCAATGGATTTGAGACTGAAATAACCAAACGTGCGGGTATTGACCATCAGATGCGTGTAGACATGGTCATGACTGTGGCGTCCACTTTGGCCACGATCAACGCTCCGAGGATCACGAAGCGTGTTGTGGCTGGCACGCGACAGAGCCGCCGGGCTGCGGCGCGCAAGATTGGCGCGTCCACGGAGCAGTGGCATCGTGTGGAGTGGGACCTGACGAAACCGAAGGTTGAGCGTGGCGAGCGTCTGGGCAAGGGCTGGCACATGCCTCTGCATTATACGCGCGGGCACTGGCGTCGGTCGGAGGAGGGACGTGGGAAGGCTGTGCTACTGCCGGGCAAGGGGTGGCACACATGGGTTGACGGGTTCTGGTCTGGGCATCCGTCGTATGGGATCAAGCGGGCGGTTTATGCGCCGAGGATAGGAGAGAAAGGTGCAGTCAGAGATAGACATGCTGCGTTCGAAGGTTGCGAAGCAGCGGAGTGAGATCGCGCGGTTGCAGCAGGTGGTTTCGCGTTTGTCGCTGGAGAAGGCGGAACTGCTGTTGGACGTGAAGATGTACAAGTCTGAGTTGGAGAAGATCAATGCTGAGTGATGATGCGCGGGATAAGTTCATGGACGGGTTGCCTCAGAAGGCGACGGTTGGGGATGTTGCTGCGATGTCTTTGGTCATGGCGTCGATGTACGATCTTAGCGTCAATCAGTTCAAGGCGATGATTTTGTCGCTGGCTGCGACCGTCGAGAGCGGAAGTTATCTC